ACGATGTCCGCCGCCTCCTCGATGAGCTCGCGGCTGTTCTCGACCTTAATATCGCGCAACTTATCCCGGAGATCATCGGCTTTGAACACGACAATCGCCGGAACCTTGGCGACGTTGATCGCCCGGCCTGCGAGCCTGATGGTTTTGGGCTTCTCGACCAGAGAATCGAGATTATAGAACTCGCCCATTAGGTTACGCTCTGTTCGTCCAGGATCTCGTAGAGCTGATCGCCGGCAGCCCGGGAAGCATCCACTTCTCCGACCAGGTTGATGCCAGATACCAGGGCGTCATCCGCCGTGTCGTCCGGAAACGGAAGTGTCATGCCCTCGCCCACGGCCGCGTAGTAGATCGTGATGGTGAGATCCTTGCTGTCTTCGTTCTTGTTGGTCAGCTTAATCACCCGTGGATTGATGGTGAACTTCCCTCCACTGGTCAGCTTCTTGCTGACGTTCGGCGTGTAGCTATAGTCGACCAGCACAGTGTCCCCGTCGCCGATCGCACCGCCTTCGATTCGGGCGATGCAGGTGTAGCCGGCCGGATCCACCCCGATGATGTAGTCGGTGTTCAGGGTTCTGGCGACCGGGGTCGTGTCGTTTGAGGTCACGACGATGCTGGTGACTTCGGTGTTGTCGCCGTTTTTGTGCTCCAAGCGGACGAGGTTTGTGTCCTCGAGCTTGACTTCCTCGTCGGTCACCGGCGTGGGAGATCCTGGGACGGTATCATATTCGTCGATTCCCCCGCGCAGCAGGTTCGCCGTCTCCAGGTCCCATTCCAGCCAATCGGCGGTAATCGCCACCTTTTGGTTCTTGATCTTCTTCTTCAGAACCCCGGCGTTACCGCTCTCGACCTTGACTTCCTCCCAGCTCTCGGCGACCTGCACGTTCCTCAAAGCCCCGATGTTGACCAGGGACCCGATCGTCTCACCGAGCTCGAACTTGCAGCTTCCGAACCGGACCGCTTCCGGTCTTTGTACCGTTGTCTGACTCATTTTTCCTTCTCCTTCGTCAGATTATTTTCATATTTCATCCGGGAGGCCTTGCGCTTTTCTACATACTCGGCCCACCCGGCCTGTATCCATGCCTCGGCGCGTTCGGAGTTCAGCTTCCGGACGTCGCCCGCCTTATTCCTGCCGGTATCAACCAGCAGCCGCACCGTTACCAGCTTCTTCATGACCTATCCTTTCCTCATATCCGTAGAGCACGTCCGCTTTGAGTAGGGACGATTCCGGCGGAAGGTAGTACCGGATCCCCCGGCCGTGCATGACCCCGAGAAAGAAACTGATGCCCTGCTTTTGCTTCTCATAGGGCGATCCGTCCTCCGCGTGTACGCCGTATAGACGGATCTCTCCGAATCCTTCGTGAATCGCCAGGGCGAGCATCCAGCAGACCGAACAGGAGAAAACCGGAGGGAACTCCTCGAGGATCTCCTCTTTCGGATAGGAAGTGCTGGCCGGGATTCCCGGGACCGCCCGATGCATGTACACCGGAATCCGCGTCTGACTCGTCAGCCACTCCCGGTAGCGTTCCGGCTCGATATCCTCTACCCGCTGGAGCTCTTTATGCATCTCGAACCAGCGGGTTGCCCTCGGGATCTTGTAGAACAGCCAATTCAAGCCCCAGATCTCGAAATCCGGATCGTGAAACGGCGTGTATTTCCGAGACGGCAAAGCATATCCGACCACGGCTACCTTTCTCACGATCCCTCCCGATGAATGAAATACAGCTCTACAGGCGTATTCCATTTCTTGGTCTGGGGATCCTGATACGGTCTCGAGTCGATATAGGCTCCCTGGCGCACGGTCACGCCGCCGGCACCGCCCATGATCCCGTTGTATCGGGAAAAAAGGTCCCGGATGATCCGGGCCCCTTCCTTCGCCTCATCCAGCCGGTCTGCCCAGTACGAGAACTGCCAGCGCGGCCGGTAAAACGGCAGCTGGGGCAGGTCCGGATTCGATACCTCGTGATGCACGACGTAGGGGGGCTTTGTTCCTGCAGGAGCCTGCCCGTAGTAGATTCGACCGTCGACCTTCGCGGCCAGCTCCGAGGAATCTTTCAGGGCTGTCTCGACCGCCTGTTCTATGGTCACTTGACCACCTTCCTCGTTTCCCGCCGATGCGTGTCCTTGACCTCAGCTACGGTCTCATCGAATGCCGGCCGCATGAACGGCTGAGCCCGCATTTTGACCGTCCCGTTCTCGACCAGGTGCGCATGAGGCGAATAGGCCGGCGCACCGGGCTTGTAAATCCCGGCGGATACGTATCCTTCGGGAAAACCTTTTTTCATCCGGGCCTTGATGCTGTCTCGGAGATCGCCCCTGCGCACCGGACAATGTTGCTTCGCCCGGTCCCGCATACGGTTGACGCCTTGAGAGATTGTGTGCCGCTGGGCCTCGATGAGGCGCTTTGTGATTTCATCCCCATACCAGATCAGCTCAGCCGTGGCTTTCGCCTTGCTCACAGGACCTCCTTGACCATCAGCTGCAGCTCGGCATTCCGCTCTTCCGGATTGATCGGCGAAACGATCTCGTAGATCCTGCTGCCGTGCTTGATTCTCATGGTCTGTTTCACTCCGGCGATATAGCGTATCGTGATCCTGCCGGTCGCCTCCGCGCCCTCCTGCTGCGCCGCCAGGTACTCCCGGCCCCGCAGAGGCTCGATCGCCGCCCATACCGTGGCATAGTCGTGCCAGCTGTCCTGTCCCCCGACAGAAGGATCTGGCACGAGCTGCTGAATCGTCACCCGGTGCCGTAGCCGCCCGCTTCTCATATGGGAACGATCCTCTTCAGCCCGAGCAGTGAATGCACGGCGAAAGGCACCTCCAAGTGCTCCTTCGTGTCCGTGGCCTCCCGGTTCTCATACATATGGCCGGCCAGAACCTTGATCGCCAGCTGCACGAGCTCCGGAACATCCGCCGCGGCATCTCCGTAGCCGGCCTTGAACTGGACGACCACGCCGTTCATCGGTCTCAAGGTGACCGAAGGCCAGCTCTTGCCATAGGCCAGGGCAACTCGCCCCTTGTAGCTCTCGGTATCCACCTCGTAATTCGCCTTCGCGAACTCGGTCTCCGTTCCCGCCGTGTCGTAGTATTTGATACTCTCAATCTGATTTGATTCATCCGACTGTAGCGGGGGAAGCGGGATCTGGAAGGGCGAATCTGGAAACGCATCCAGCAGCAACTCCCAGGTCTGGGTGATAAAGGCCCGGTTCTGGTAGCCCTCGCAGTATTCCCGGGCAGCCTTGATGAACCCTGTCAGAAGGTCGTCTTCCATGCTCACCGGGGAGCTGCGCAGCACCACCACGCCGAATGCACAGGCTGCGCCGGCCACGGTTCCGACCGCCCGGAGGTACTGTTTGTCGCCGGCATAGGCGAACTCATACACGGCGTTGTCGTTCGCCTCGGTGACCGGATCGAACGCTCCCCCGGAAACGTCGATGTAGGAGATGTCATCCGCCGATTCCTGCAGCTTGATGTCCACAGATCCTCCAGATCCGCAGGCGCCGGCCACCAGGAGCACCAGGACCGACGATCCGAGCACGTCTACGCCGGCACCCTCCAGCGAATAATCGGCGGCGATCGCATGGGATCCCGCGGCGATAGACTGCTCCGAGGAGAGATTCTCCTCGAGATCTCCGGAATCGATCCGCAGGTGTTTCTTGAGCTCCAGCAGCGAAACAGGTTCCACGGCCGGAGGCGTAACGAGCTTCAGCGCCATTTATTCCTTCTCGGCGCCGCCCTGACTGACGGCTTTTTCCATGGCAGGTTTTTTTACAGCCTTTTCCACCGGTTTTTGCTGCTTCGGCTGTTTCGGAGGTCTTCCCGGGCCTCTTGGCACGGCAGCCCTCGCCAGGCCTTTCGACAACCAGGCGGCCGCCAGAGCGTTGTCCAGCTCCACGACCTCACCGGGTTTCACGCCGCAGCCGTTCAGCCGCGCCGGCTTGATAACTTTTACCTGCATTTCTCTCTCCTTCCTTGAGAACCCCGGGAGCTGTAGCTCCCGGGGAAAAGTAAACTTTTCAGTCAAGGATAGTCTTAGACTACCGCTGACGCGCCGACTTTCTGCTCCGG